TTTTAAGTTATTTACTGAAAAACTTTCTGAAGGACAAGAGGTAGACATATTTTTGTCTATCTCTGATTCTAATGGAAGTGGTGCACAGATATCTAAAGTGCATAAATGTATACGTGAACTAGCCAAAGAAAGCGGTTATAGTTTTGATGACATGAAAAAGTTAGTAAAAGATAAAGCAGGACTATTTATAGATGGTGAATATAAATCCTTTGCTAATTGTGATAAAATTGAATTAAATATGGCTATTCAAGCTTGTATAGAAATAGGTGAATTTTATAACGTTAATCTTCACTAATTTTGTCAGGAGCAACATAGCCTTCGTCACCTGGAAGTAGAACTTCTTTTTCTTCTAGGTGACCTTGTTCATTAGCTTGAAATTCTATTTCAGCTAAAAGCAAAGCTACTGTATAGAAGCATTTTTGTGATTCATCTAGCTTATCAAAATCTTTATCCATAATACCTTTAAGTATTTCAGGATCTTCAATGTTCATGTTTTGAACAAGAAAAATAGACAAACTTTTTGCCATCATATAAAAAGTTTTGTTGACTTTGATGTTTATGATGACATCATCTTTAATTTGTTTTACTTTAGCTGGCATACAGCAAATATATAAAAATTTATGGAAAGTATTAATATAGCAGACATTAAACAAAAAATGTTTGATAAACTTGAGTCTAGTGGATGGCAAAGAGTTTTTAAACATTATATATTTAGTACTGATTTTGTAGATGCACTTTTAGCATTACATAAATCAGCACAAGAAGGAAAAAGATTTACACCACCTCTTAAAAGTATATTCAAAGCTTTTGAAGAGTGTAAATATGATGATCTTAAAGTTGTAATGATAGGACAAGATCCTTACCCACAACTTGGAGTAGCTGACGGTATAGCATTTAGCTGTTCTAATAATGATAAACCACAACCATCTTTAAGATATATTTTTGATGAGTTAGAAAGAGAGTATCCAGCATATAGAACTAATGATTTATTGTATGATCCATTAGACCTAAAAAGATGGAGTAATCAAGGTATATTGATGCTTAATACAGCTCTTACTTGTGAAATAGGAAATATTGGTTCTCATTATGATATCTGGAAACCATTTACAGCTCAGTTACTTACATATTTAAATGATAATCATACTGGTATAGTGTACGTATTTATGGGTAAAAAAGCTGAAAATTGGTCAGATTTAATTAATGAAGATCATAATTATAAAATTAACGTTCCACACCCAGCATCAGCAGCGTATAAAGGTGGTAAATGGGACTCTAAAAATTTATTTAGAGAAATAAATAAAATAATATATAATAATACAAAACAACAAATAATCTGGTAATGAAAGAAATATTTGATAGACTAGTAAAAAATGACTTAACACCTAATACTTATTATGTATTAGACTGTATAAAAAACAAACTTATACCTAATAAGTTTGTAAATAAATCTTTAGAAGTTAAAAGATTGCAGAGTGACGGCTGGCTTAAAGATGATTTGCATTTAACAAGTAAAAGTCTTATCTTTATGGAAGAAATTGGAGGATTTTTTAAAAAAACCAAGAAGAAAGCTTCTAAAAATTTAATGGGTGAAAATTTTGCTGTATGCATAAAAGCATACAATGATATATTCCCATCTAAAAAGCTTGGGAGTGGTAAGTATGCAAGAACTAATGTAAAAAATTTAGAAGGAGCGTTCAGATGGTTTTTTGAAAACTTTGATTATAGTTGGGAAACTATCTATGAAGCTACTAAAAAGTATGTAGGTGATTATGAGTTGCAAAACTTTAATTATATGCGTACCAGTCAGTACTTTGTTAGAAAACAAACCGTAGATAAAACTTGGGAATCAGATTTAGCAAATTATTGTGAAATGATAAACAGTGAAGATTATAAAGAAACTGTATATTTTAAAGACGAAGTTGATTAATGACAAAAATAAATTTATTTTTTATTGCAGTATTAAGTAGTGTAATGGCATTTAAAATTATTGATCTATTTATTATAGAAATTTCTATAATTGAATTTATAATAATAGAAATAGTAATTTCATGCTTACATGCTATGTATAATATTGCAAAAAGACAAGAATTAAACCCTTAATATGAGCGACTATAATAATGCAGCACCACTAAAACCAGTGAGTGAAAGGGATTCTTTGCATAAAGCTTTAACAAAAATTAAAGCTAGAAGGCAAGGTAGATTACCATCATTAGTTACAGCGTGGCCAAAATTTAATGACGGTTTTTGTGATGGGTTAGAATGGAAAACAATTACTGTTATTGGAGCAAGACCAGGTACTGGTAAAACACTATTTATGGAACAATTAATTAGTGATATTATTAAGAAGAATCCAGATGAAAAATTTAGAGTTCTAAAATTTCAGATGGAAATGGTTGATGAAACTAATGGTATTAGAAAATTTAGTTTAAAAACAGGATCAGACTACAATACTCTTATGAGTAAAGGTGGAGATTTAGTTGATAAAGAAATTTGGAACAAGTGTGTAGAATATTATAATAGTACACAAACAAAAGATATTGTAAATGTAGTATATGATCAATGCACTATAAGTGAATTTGAAGCTACAATTGCATATGAACAAGAGAGATATAAAGAAGATGGAGTTTATCCTAATATGCTTGTGTCTATTGACCATTCTGCATTATTTGCAGTTGATAAGTATGAGAAGGATAAGTTTGATATGTTGGGTCATTTAGGTGAAGCTTTAACTAAATTAAAGAAAAAGTATCCTATTGCATTTGTAGTATTAAGTCAGCTTAATAGAAATATAGAAGATCCTAGAAGAGCTGAAGATGCTAGTTATGGTAATTATATTCTTGACTCTGATATTTATGGTTCAGATGCTTTATTACAACATGCTGATGTATTAATAGGAATGGATAAACCTGCTAATAGAAAAATTAGATTATATGGTCCGAAAAAGAAAAAGAGTTCTTAACTGAACATTTGGGTACATTAAAAAAAGCAAAAGTTGCTGACCCGTTTTTTACAATTAAAACTGCTTTCTTTAAGAAAGGAAAGTATGGTAGACAAGTTCAATTCTTTGAATGGGAACTGGAAAAAGCAGAGGATATATACATAGAATTTTATGATAATGTTTATGATGATTCTAGAACATTAACAGATGTTATACCTATGTATGAAAAAAGATGTTTATTTAAACATAAACATAATCCTTTTTATAAAGAAGAGTATGAGTTAAAAGAAAGTACTAATTCACAGGGTAACCCTTATAGTAGCTTTGTTATATCTGTATCAGAGTTAACAGCAATACTACCTGATGGTAGAGAAGTTACTTATAATGAATGGGAAAAGATACAAGAAGAACCTGAAGCTAAAGAACAAAATACATTAAGTATATTTCCTGATTTTGAAAAAAATAAAGAAGAAGATAATCCTAATTATGTTCCTTGGAAGGAAGATGAAGAAGAAGAAGTAAAAAACTTTCCAGATTGGTTAAACACTTTAGATAGAATAGCAAGTGCATTAGAAAAAATAGAAAAGAAAATAAAATGAGTATAGAACTTCCAACAAAAAAAGTAAAAGCTGAACAAGTTAACCCTAAAAGGTTAATTATATATAGCAAACCAAAAGCAGGTAAAACAACTGCGTTTTCTATGTTAGATAATAATTTAATATTAGATTTAGAAGGTGGTAGTGGATATGTTGATGCATTAAAGATTGATATACCTGATCTAGAAACATTATTAGATACTGGTAAAGCAATTAAAGAGGCAGGTAAACCATATAAATATGTAACTGTAGATACAGTAACTGCATTAGAAACTATGATAATGCCTCTAGCAATTAAGCTTTATAAAGCTACACCTATGGGTAAAAACTATCAAGGTGATAATGTAACTACATTACCAAATGGAGCTGGATATTTATATATTCGTCAAGCTTTCTTTCAAGTTTTAGATTTTATTGATACATTAGCGCCCACAATTATTTTATCAGGTCATATTAAAGACAAAGTAGTTGATGATGATGGAGAGATGGTAATGGCAGCAAATATTGACCTTACAGGTAAAATGAAGTCATTAATCTGTGCTAATGCAGATGCTATTGGATATATGTATAGAAAAGGTAGTAAAGCAATTTTGTCATTTAAAAATACAGATGACGTAACTTGCGGTGCTAGACCTAAACACTTAAGAGATCAAGAAATTGTTCTGACTGAAATGAATGAAGAAGTCCTTGAAAATAACTGGGACAAAATTTTTGTATAACGATTAAAAAAAGAAAAACAAATGGGATTAAGTACAACTGATCTAGGAACAGGCAAAGCTGGATTGCCTAAAACAATTTCTCCAGGTAACCACGAGCTAAAAATTAACAATATTAAGCTTGTAAATCTGGAGTAAAAATTGAAAGAGATAGATCTATCTTAATTTTCTTACAAAATTTATCAAATGCCCTAGGTATTAATGATTGGTTTCTTGAGCAAGATGGTTCACATGAAACTATTGAAGATTTTGTAAAGGCGTTTAATGAAAGCGCATCTTATAAAGATAAATTTCTAGAATTTTGTGTAGGTGGTAAAGAATATATGAGTAAATCAGGTTATGTAAATTTTGACTTACATCTCCCTAAAGCTCAAAATGGTAAGTATGCTTTTGGTGAAATAGAATGTGGTAAAACACTTATCTACGATGAAAATAATGCAAACCATCTTAAAAAGTTAGAAGTTAAACAAGTGGATTCATTTGGTGATGATGCAACATTATCTATGAATGGAGCGGTAAAAGACGAAGACTTTTCCTTAGACTAGTATGCTAAACTAGTAAACGAGAAAGGGAGGTCTTTTAGATCTCCCTTTTTTATTTAAATTTATTAATATGATTTCAACAACAAATTTAATTACAAATATAAATGATGTAAATGATGAATGGATATTTGAGTATTACTTAAATATATCTGAAAAATTATCAGGACAAGATGTAAAAATGAAGTCAGTATTTAATAAAGATAAGATACCGTCTATGTTTTTATACTGTAAAGACGGTAAATATAAGTTTAAAGACTTTTCATCTGGTTTTCAAGGTGACAGTATTGAATTGGTAAAGTGTATGTTTGGATTAGATACAAGAGGTCAGGCTATAAGTAAAATTATTGATGCTTATCAAGACTATGTAAAAAATCACAATATACAAACTACTGTAATCCAACAACATGATAAATGGAAAGTATCTGATTATGAAGTAAGAAATTGGAATAATTTTGATGCTGAGTACTGGACATCCTTTAATATTAACACAAGAATATTAAATGAATACAATGTGTCTCCATTAAAATATTTTACAATGGATAAAGATTTAGTAGATGGTACTACAAAAACTTTAAAATTTAGTAAAGCATATACTTATGGTTACTTTAGAGATACTGGAGAACTGTATAAAATTTATATGCCAAAAAATCCTGATAAAAAATTTATTAAAGTTCAGGATTATATACAAGGTAAAGATCAACTAAAACATAACTCTAAATATTTAATGATTACATCTTCATTGAAAGATTTAATGTCATTTAAAAGAATGGGTATCCGTAATATAGAATGCATTGCTCCTGATAGTGAAAATAGTTTTATTCCAAAACATCTGTTGAATAGTATAACTGCTAATTATAATAAAACATTTGTATTATTTGACAATGATGGTCCTGGGATTAATTCTATGAAAAAATATAAAGAGAAGTATGATTTAGATTATGTAATTCTAGATATGGAAAAAGATTTATCTGACTCTATCAAGGTGCATGGTCTTAATAAAACTAGAGAAGTTTTGTTACCTCTATTAAAAAAGCTGATATGAAAAATTTAAAGAGTAAAATAAAAAAGGACATGTATCCTTGGAAAATAGAAATAGATGCTCCTGATAGACCAAGTAAAAAAAAGCTATTAGATTTTAATAAGAACTTAATTCCAGAAGGTGCTATAGGATTTGTTTACATAATGAACTACTTAGATAGTAAAAGTGGAATAATGTATTCTTACATTGGTAAGAAAAACTTTTATAGTAAGAGAAAGAAAAAGTTTGGCAAGAAAGCGC